CACCTAGAACTAAACCATTCAAAGAACTGTCAAAGCTACAATCAGTTTTTGTTCCAGCAAAAGGTGTAGGCGAATCTGTATCTTCTCTATCTGTTAAGACAACTAATTTAGGGAATGGATCAGGAGTACTAACAACAACAGAAGTTTCCCCAGAACTTAATCTGCCACCATCATCTCTGAATTTAAGAATATATTCTCCATCTACTGCTGGTACTAATGTTTCTGATACGTTTCCTGGTAAAGCAGGGATAATATCAACAGAATTAGTAAATGTCCCCGTTCCATCTGTTAGGTTACTATGCCGAACAACCACGTTTCCACCATGCGTAACATCAATATCTGTAGCTTTATCAAAACGTAATCGTACAAACTGATCTGATACTGGTTCGACTAATAATCCTGTTACATCCTGTGGTAATGCAGTTTTACCTTCAGCTTCAAATGTAATATTTGTAGAACTTGCTGATAATTGATCTAAAACATTATATGAAAATACTTGGATCGTATAAGTTCCTTTTCTACTGTTCATTATTTCAAAATCAGGTCTTGATACCTTCTCACTTACAAAGTTTTCATCTCCAAATCTGTAGTTAACCTGATACTGCACAACACCGACAATAGGAGCCCAACTAATAACAATCTTTGATACAGCCTGATTGTTTATAGGAAATATCCTTTCGACAGCATTTACAGCAGTAGGAGGAGCAGAAAGATCATTTAATTTTGATACAGTTCTAGCTGGTAAGGCTTCGCCATCTTCAATAAACGCATATTTACCTTCAACATAAGATAAAGCTGTAATCGAATAATTTATACCATCCTGTTCTTCTATTGTTATTACTCTAAATAGCTGTGATTTAACAGTTACGTTTGAAATTAAAAAATTAGTATTTACATTAGGTGTCTGAGAAAAAGCGGAACTTACAGTAATAACACCATTTGATACAGATGAGATTGTCCTACTTTCAAAAGATCCATCGGGTAAAATTACAGCTAAAGTTGCATCTCCAACAGGATTACCACTGGCATCTACAGCTAAATCAGTTGCAGCAGTATCATCAACAGTGATAACAGTAGTTGAAGCAACAGCAGATAATCTACCACCTCTCCTTACACCTGCTCTAACTGGATCTTGTATCTCAATGACAACTCCAGGTCTTACTACTGCACCAGAATCAATAGAGGTAGAAAACGCAACAACTTCGCTTTCATTTTGTTCTGCAAACAATATTGCCTTACCTAACCTTTTGGCTTGACCACGAGAAGTACAGGCAAATGCTTTTATCTGTTTTACAACAGTACCAATTTTAGATATTGCAGTTGCATCTTCTACTACTTCGTAGTCAATTTCTTGACTATCCATATTGAAGTAAGCAACAGAAACAACACTATGTCTAGTTTTTAAACTACTGCCAGAATAGTTAAAACCTTCCTCAGTTACATTAGAAAGACTAAATAAATAACTAGGATCAACAGGCTTATCCTGTGTAATAGTTATTGTTCCAGCAGACCATATCGGCATACATCTCATTACACCCGACAAAGAATTTATTAGGTCAAAAGCTTCTTGTGGACTTTGAATATTTACATTGCAACTAAATCTAGGTTCTGTACCACCTAATCCATCATCAACAAGAGTATTAGCAAATTTACTAGCTGCTACAAAACTAAAAAGGTCAAGAGAACTGTCTGTTACATGATCACCAAAGCCATATCTAGTATTAGTTAACAGATCAAGTAATACCATTGCAGGGCATGAAGTCCATACCGCAGCACCCATAACTCCATTGAAGATATATCCGTCTGGGTAAACAATCCGTCCAGTTGTACTATCAACAGAAGGCGTACCAGAACTGGAAGCACCTGCTCCTGGAATCCTTACTTTTATACCTCTAATTCTAAATTTACGAGCAGGTATAGAACTAAATTGCATCGAATCTAGTCTTATCGAACTATATGCACTATTTAAATAAGTAGACGCATCATCAATTATTTCACCAAAACTTGTCCACTGAAAACTGTCTCTTAGGTTGGTATCAGTACTATCCGCTGTAACTCTGCTAACTCTTATATCAACAGGAAACGATCCAGTAATATTTACACGATAATCTTTTTGATACGCATCACCACTTCTACCTCTGATAGTGTCAGTAATAACATCAGTAAAACCACCAGAATTATATTGAACAGCTACTTTAAGCTGAACAGAAGAACCTAATAAATCTCCAGCATCAGTAGCTTTTTGTAGTTGTGGAAATGTAATAGACACTTTTACGGCATCAACATTTGTATTTGTTATCTGACGAGTAACAGGGGTGCTTGCAGTAACTTCGACACCAACACTTGTAGTCGATACGCTACTTTCAATTCCAGCTATCTTTGTTTGACTACCAGTACCAAAACGAGGAGTAAACTTTACGTCTTGAAAGTTGAAATCTGTAGTTTGAGGGTCTGTTGAATCTGCTGTTGATCTTAATACTGGAGTGTCATTAAGAAAAACATCTTTTAATGCAGCATTATTGTATGCAGTTGTACCTTTTGTTCTGCCTTCTTTTGATGCTGTTGCAAAACCTTCTATCTCTCCTTCTGAAACAAGGTCAAGAAAAGTAGCAAACTGTCTACTATGTAAAGTATCAGGTTCTCTTGTCGGTTGCGGAGGAGAAGGAGGTGGATCATTACCTTTTGCACCTCTTATAAGATGTTTCTTTTCAATCATGCCTGTACCTGTTCAGTATCTATAGAACCACTGATGACCACTGAGCCAGTAAAGATTTCTCCAAAAACCAAAGGTACTGGAGTTCCACTACGCCCTGTCTGCTGCGTCCCTCCAAAACTAAATGATAGTCTGGGATCTTCTGTTGATTCAAAGTCAGGTGTTTCGGGAAGAGGAAACAGCATATCAGATACACCAGACAAAACTAAACTTGCACCAACACCTGCAACCATCTTTGTAAGAAATCCAACTTTTGCTAATGAACCTGCCTTAATACCACCAGCCAAACCTAAACCACCAGATGCTACTGGCATCAAAAATGCTATACCAATTAATGCTGCCCCTAATAATATCTTTCCAAAACCACGACCTGCACCACTAATAACAGGAATAAAATGTATGTCTTCTTGTCCAATAGGATGTGTTATTTCTTCTTCATTTATTGCATAATTACCAATTTTTACCTGGTAATATTTAGGACTCATAAACTTTTCTATACCTTGAAAATTATTAATTAAAAAACTAACAGCTTGAGTTAATGTATCTGCTTTTACTTCAAATTCTTTATGCCCTACAAAATCTGCAAGCTCTCCATATAATTTTATTTTACGGAGCATAACGATACCTCTTTCCTGTACATTTTAGCAACCATTGAGAATATGGTTCTCTACAAGATAGTCTATCGGTTAAATGATGAAGAACATCATCACCAAGAAAAATAGCTACATGATTTAGGGTTGAATCTAAAATGCTCATTAACAATACATCACCACTTTCCAATTTTTCATCTGGTTCTAATTCTCTAAATCCTGTTGTCTTTGCAAAGTGTTCAAATAATGGTTTTTTCATAAATTCTTCTGGAGTTATAGGTCTTTCATAATCAACTAAATTTATTGCTTTTTCTTTTCTATAATAATCTCTAACTAAACTCCAACAATCTGTTACGCCCCATACCCATTGTCTACCAAGTAAAGGTGCTTCATAACCTTGTGGTTCATAATATCCCCATTGCTTTGTTTTAGGATTAACAATGTGATAAGGCAAATTAGCAGCTTCACAACTAACCATATCAGCTTGACTTGCAACAGGAGGTGTTGTCGGATGACTATGAACAACAGCAGTTACTTCTCCTAAGTTAGTAGCCTTTACATAATCTTCTGGATCTAAAATAAAACATTGATGTGCTGTCATTGATAAATTACGACAAGGATAATACCTTTCCTTACCACGAATATTTAACAAAAGCCCAACGCATTCTTTTGGATCTTCCTCAATTGCATGAGTAAGTGCAGCTTCTTTCCAATTCATGTTTTTATAGTGCCAATAGAAGGAAACTCTGCTCTAGTGCATTGTCTTTTAGGGGCACGAATACCAGCAAGATCAAATACCGCAGCTAATTCAAATTGTACAAACTCTCTATTTTCTGCTGATTTTCTATCTATTTTATATATCTCTTGTGGAAACTCTGCTGTTGCATCAGGTGTTCCATAAGGATTTACATTACTAGGAAAGTTAAC